AACGCCACAGATGCTGCTGGTTCTCCCGGCGGCGGTACGGTCGTCACGCAATACGAAACAAATACTGGCCCAGCGTATCAAGTGCCGCTAGTTGGTTGGGGTGCCGGTCCTTGGGGGGCAGGTACTTGGGGTAACGGGCAAACTACTTCTAGTGCGCTTCAATTATGGAACCAGCAGAATTTTGGGGAAGATTTAATTTACGGGCCTCGTGGCCAAGGCATCTACTATTGGAGCGCCAACGTAGGATATTCCCCAATTCAGGTGACGATTAGTATTGCTACCCCAGGGCAAATTACACTACCTGCTGGGTTTTCGTTTCCTACCGGCACAACAATTAGTTTTACCTCTACCGGCGCGTTACCCACTGGCTTAACCGTTGGGCAAGTGTACTTTGTAGTAAATTCAACTGGGGGTACATTTAATGTATCCACAAGTATTAATGGCGCTGCAATTACAACGTCTGGCGGTCAGTCAGGGCTACAATTTATTTCTCAGCGCGGGATAAATTTAGCTGATGCTGGGGATGATGATACTCCGTTGTTCCAGAACTATATTCTTGTATCGGATGCTTCGAGGATATTGCTAGTTTTTGGCACAAATGATTATGGTTCTACTACGATAGACCCGATGTTAATTCGTTGGTCAGATCAAGAAAATCCTTACGTATGGTCCCCCGCGATAACAAACCAAGCAGGTAGTTTGAAGTTATCCCACGGCTCTAAAATTATTACCGCCATACAATCGCGCCAAGAGATTGTGATATTTACAGATTCGTCTTTGTATTCGTTCCAGTATGTAGGCCCCCCGTTTGTTTGGACGGCGCAGTTATTAGCGGATAACGTATCTATTATTGGTCCTAACGCGGCTGTGATTGCTTCCGGCGCGGTGTACTGGATGGGCGTTGATAAGTTTTACAAATATGATGGTCGGGTACAAACGCTTAATTGCGACTTGCGCCGATATGTATTTAGTGATTTTAATACGCTACAGACAGAACAAGTCTACGCAGGTACGAACGAAGGGTTTAACGAAATCTGGTGGTTCTATTGTTCTAACGATAGTTTAGTTAGTGATCGCTATGTGGTGTACAACTACATGGAGAATGTTTGGTATTACGGCAACATAGGGCGCACGGCTTGGTTAGACTCAGGCTTACTGCCGTTACCTGTTGGGGCAACGTATAACCACGAACTTGTACAACATGAAGACGGAGTAGATGCCAATGACCTTGGTACTTCAACCGCTCTTGCGGCTTACATCTCATCATCAGAGTTTGATATTGGTGATGGGCACAACTTTGGGTACGTGTGGCGCATACTGCCTGACCTGACGTTTGAAAACTCTGTTTCGACTTCAACCGGTACTTCGCCTACCGTTGCTATGACGCTATACCCGATGCAAAACTCTGGTTCTGGTACGGGGAACGCCGCAGCGGCTAATGTGGTTAAAGGTTCGACCTATAACATTACTGAAGAATACACAGGGATTATTTATACTCGCGCCCGTGGGCGGCAAATGATATTTAAGATTGCCTCGGATCAGATTGGGACAACATGGCAGTTAGGTGCGCCGCGTATAGATATTAAGCCTGACGGGAGAAGGTAATTTATGCCAATGCTCCAGAATCGGACTCCTCCGAATATCCCACAAGCTCCGACGCAGTACGACTTAACGTACATGAATGCTTTGAGCAACGTAATTCGGTTGTTCTTTAATGAGATTAACGCTGTTCAGCAATTAAATTTAGCCAGTTTAAATCTTGATTTACGTACGCTACCAACTGATGCGGACTTTAACAGACTGCGTTTAGGGGATGTATACCGGGATACGCAAGATGGGGTTCAAGCAGGGAGTGAGATGCTTAGAATTAAAACCTCATCGAACGTAGTTTTTCTTACTGGGGTAGGCGCAGTTGGCTCGGTTGGAGCAGTAGGTGCCCCTGCTGGTGGCGTAGCGGGTTCAGGATCGGTTGGATCAGTTGGCGGAACAATAACGCAAAGTTTAATTGGCGTAGGCAGTGCTGGCGCAGTCGGTACTGTTACCCCGTAAGCCGTGACGCCAAAAGAACAGGCCGTAGTTATGGTCTACGCGTCGATCAAAGACCGGGTGCCTTACGAACAAGATGTGTTTATTGCGGCGGTAAAAGATTGGGATGTAACCCCGCTAGTTGAGCAGGGGGAAGTAATCGGCGGGGTAATAGCTAAGGGTAACGAATTACATGTGGGGTATGGGCGCAAGCCTCGGGCTTCAATTAAATCCCATATCAAAAAGACGCTAAACGAACTAATTGCTAAGTATGGCTGCGCAGTAACTCTAATCAATGCGGATAACAAGGCAGGGGTAAAGTTTTGCGAACGCTTAGGGTTTGTTAAAGTAAATGAAAAAGACGGTAAAATCTGGCTTAAATGCAACAGGAGTAACTACTTATGATGATTCCAAATAAATTCAACGGTTACTCCCGCGACGGAGTTCGGCTCTATTTTGACCCTGCGACTATAGCATCCCTTGCAACAATGATGGAGGGAGCGGGTGCTGCGTCTAGTGCCGCCGCCGCTGTTACTGCTGCCGAAGCCGCTGCTGCCGCTGCCGCTGCCACTGCCGCTGCCCAAACCGCTGCTACTACTGCGCCTACGATGCTTGAAACAATTAGTGGGGCGATGCAAGCTGGGCAATTTCCCGGGGCTACAGCAGCACCTGTTGCCGAAACCGCTGCGAATACGATACCTATGATTACGGCTGGTGTTCCTTCTTCCACTGGGACTATCTCCGGTTCGGAAGGCATTAAGCAAGCAATGCAAGCTGGGCCTCCACCGGGTGCTGAATCACCAGTACTCATGCCGCCTGCGGGGGAAGTAGTACCAAATGTAATGCCACCAGACGGGATGAACCAAGGTATTTTCTCTGACCCAACAATGCCTTCTGCCCCTGTTGAGGCAAATCAGGCGGGGATGTCTGCATCAGATACGTTACAGGCAAATGCGTTGTCCAGAGGTACAGGTATTGATTACGCAGTTCCCCAAGGCGGTACGCTAGACGCCGGTGCCGGTGCGGGTGGGCTTGACTCGTTAGGTGCGGGCATTGAAAAAGCCATGAAGTTCATGACAAAAAATGCTCCGGCATTGTCAATGGGTATGCAGGCAATCTCGTATATGCAAGGGCAACAAGGCCCAAAACGCAGCACATTTAAACCCGGTTATCGCTTATCGCCTAACTTCCAGCCGACCCTTGCGCCTTCCGCGCCTAGCGGTGTGTACGGTCGCGGGTTTGCAGAGGGTGGTATTGCGGTGCCTAATGAAATGGACTCTGCTTATTTTAATGGCGGTATTGCCCAATACGCTAAAGGTGGAGTAACAAGATTTATGGGTGGTGGATACAACGGTATGCAGGGGCAATATGGCCCAACTGAAGAAGAAACAGCAGCAGCCGCCAAAGCCGCTACACCTGAGTACGACATCAATGCGTTGTATCAGAAGTATTTTGGTCGTGATGCAGATGAAAGCGGTAGGAAGACCTACGATCCTAAAAAATTTACGCAACAACAATTAGCTGGTATTTTGCAGGGCTCTGAAGAGTACAAAGGGCAAACGCTTGACGCTACGGAAATCCAAAATGCTTATAAAAACGTATTAAAACGCGACGTTGATCCTACTGGTGCAACGGATTATTTAGGTCAGAACTATTCCCCCGGTGCGTTTGAAGACGCGCTTAAGCAGTCAAAAGAGTACAAAGAAGTAGTACCGTTCCGCACAATGGAGCGTACAGTTTATAAACCTGAGTACGAGGACTACACAAAAAATCCAATTACGTCAGTGCCGGGTATGGCTATACCGGATAAATTATCCTACGCTGCTATTCAAGAACAACTTGGGGGCACTCCTACATACGATGATGTAGTTAGAGCCAGTGCCGCGTTCGAAGCTAATAAACCAACTTCTGCCGATCAGTATCTGGCAATGGCAAAAAAAAGTGAAACAACTCTGGCAACAGGCGGAAGCGCGGAAGATAAAGACTCTGCTTTGCAAGCCAAGTACGCCAAATTGCAAGGGGTTAAAACGGAAGAACAGACTCAAGCAGACGTAGACGATTTGGTTGCTTACCAAAGGCGCATGAACGAGATGGGTATTAATACCGACGATGATGTGGATACGCGTTTGCTTGACCCGTACTCGGCTGCGCAGGTGCGTCTGGCTAAGGTAGGCAAGAAGTATAAAGTGCCCGTTACTGAGATGCCTAAAACTAGCACCAACCTTGCTAACATGGCAATGGGCGGTATCACGCAGAATTTAGGCGGTTATTCTGATGGTGGGCATTTACTTAAAGGTCCGGGCGATGGCATGAGCGATCATATTCCTGCGACTATCGGCAAAAATCAACCTGCGCGGTTGGCTGACGGCGAGTTTGTTATCCCTGCGGACGTGGTGTCGCACTTGGGTAATGGCTCTACAGAAGCCGGTGCTAAGCAACTTTACGCTATGATGAGCCGTATCCGCAAGGCACGTACTGGCAACCCAAAACAAGGTAAACAAGTTAACCCACGCAAACTTATGCCTAAATGAAAATCCAGCATGTAACTACAGAGTTTGTTAATCAGACATGGCCCTTAGTGGAAGCGCATTTGCAGAGCGCCTTGGGTTACCAAACTGATTACACACTAGACCAAGTTAAGGTTTACGTAGCTACAGGGCAGTGGATGCTGGTAGTTGCAACAGATGAAGATGGTGTACAGGGTGCGGCGGTGATTAACTTTTTTAACCGCCCTTCAGACCGTGTAGCGTTTGTTGTTGCGATGGGCGGCAAGCTAATATCGAGTAAAGAAACATTTGCACAGTTTAAACAGTTGCTTAACAATTTCGGGGCGACGTACTTAGAAGGCGCAGCACGTGAAGCTATTGCGCGGTTGTGGACTAGGTACGGCCTTGAAGAAAAATATCGAATCGTAGGGGTAAAAATATGCTGATACGCAATAAGTTCAATGGCTATAGTCGTGATGGTTCACGCGTTTATCCCGGCGGTGGCGGTGGTACTAATACTAGCTACACGTCTAACATCCCTGAGTATCTGCAACCCTACGCAGAAACGATGTTGGGCGCAACCCAAAAGCAGTTGTTCAACATCGACGATAAAGGGGAGGTAACTGG